TACAGCCTATACGGGTGACTCCTTCGAGTCTCTCAAAGCTTCGTATGGAGTTGATGCCTCTAAGTTGCGACCAAGCCGAAATGTGTGGAGCCAAGACGCAACGCTTAGGGATATGACTCGTTATACTATGTCTAAAAAAGACACGGAGGAAGTTAATGGGTATTTGTCTCAAGCCGGAAAAATTTTCAATCAAATCAGTGGTACAACTCTTCGTCAGTTGGAAGCCAATGAAAAACTTGCTCAAATGGTGGAAACCTTCAATAACACCTTCGTCAGAAAAGGTGAGGTCGTGGGAAATACAACACAACATACAAATAACCTTATCAGATGGATCAACCAAAAATTTGACCGTGAACGAATGGCACGTAAATCGGCACGGGGACAAGCAGCAGTTGACCAAAGAAGAGAAGAAATCTTAAAGTTTTTTAGTCCTGCCAATAAAAAATCGCTAAAATTAATGTTCGATTTGCAAAAAGTTATCGTTTTGGCGAAATTAAAAATTATAAATATACTTAATAAACTAAACAATACGCAAACGTTTTTAAAAACAAAAAAAGGTTATCGTACAACAGGCCAAGAAGGTTACGTTGCAATAGATAAACTTGGTGGTGATGCGGTGAAAATAGTTGATAGGTTAGAATTTTCCTATGCCAACTTTTCACCAAACATTATAAAAGGATGGGATAAACCGGGGAGATAAAGATGCCAATAGGCTTTAAAGATTACATGTCCGTAGACAATAAACCGGGCGAAGATGATCAAATTAAATATAATGCTCAAAAGCGCAAACGTCAAGATGAAGCAACTATGGAAGGCATGTGTTGCAAAAATTGTGGCGATAAGTTTGGTCAACCAACAAAAGAAAATAATTGTCAATACGATGCGTATGATCCCAATGGTAAAAACTGGGTAAAAGAATATTCTGAAAAAACAGAGTGTCCAAAATGCAATGGTAAAGGTTGCGATCACTGTGATGGCGAAGGTTACCATGAAGCTCTCAATGTACAACAAAGATTAAAGCGTTCTCGTGCAATGAAGAAAGCGAAAGCTCGTATTGCAATGGGAAGACGTAGAGCTATGCGTAAAATGGCAGGTAAAGATAAACTTGTAAAACGTGCACGCAGAGCAGCCCGTACTGCAATCCTTAAGAAACTTACTCGTGATATTCCAAAGGGCGAATTAAATTTCGCACGTCGTCAGGAAATCGAAAAGCGTTTAGATAAAATGAAATCACGAATAGATAGATTGGCGACAAAGATGTTCCCAGCTATTCGTAAAGCAGAGGTTGCGAGGAAAAAAGGTTGAGTTTTAGTTCATTCAAGAACTTTTTAGTCGAAGAGGAAAAAACGGTCTACTTTACGTTTGGCCGCATGAATCCTCCTACGATTGGTCATGAGAAGTTATTAAACAGTCTTGCAATGAAGGCTGGAAAAAATCCATATAGAATTTTCTTATCACAGTCTGAGGACCCTAAAAAGAATCCACTTCCATATCAAATGAAAATTAAGAGTGCGAGAAAAATGTTTCCAAAACATGCTCGCATGATTATGCTTAATAAAAAGATTAAGAATGTGTTTGATATTGCAGTATCGTTATATAATGAAGGATTCAAAAACGTAGTAATGGTGGTAGGTTCAGATAGAGTTCGTGAATTTGATGTATTATTAAATAAGTACAATGGCAAAAAAGGTAAACACGGACTCTATAACTTTCAAAGAATAAACGTAGCATCAGCAGGAGCGAGAGATCCAGATGCTGACGATGTTTCAGGTATGTCAGCTTCAAAAATGAGAGCTGCAGCTTCATCAAATGATTTTACACAATTTTCTCAAGGTTTACCTAAAAATGTAGCTAATGCAGAAGCAAAGAAAATTTTCAATGCTGTTCGTAAAGGCATGGGATTAAAAGAAGAGAATGAATTTAAAAGACATGTTCAACTTGAGCCCGTATCAGAAATTAGAGAAAACTATGTTAACGGTATGCTCTACAACATCGGAGATACAGTTATCAACAAAGATACTGGAGAAATCTCAGAGATTAAAAGACTCGGAGCCAACTACGTTATCATCGAAGGTAGTGGCAATACATATCGCAAATGGTTAACAGATATTGAGCATCTTAAAGAAGAAATTCCGGTGGCTTCATTTTCTGTGGCAAAAGAAGGTCTTTCTGAAGGTGTAGCATATTATAAAGGTTTGTCAAAATCAACTTCAACCGCAAGAAAAGCTCATTTCAAAAAAGGAGCATCGATGGATGATGACAACCCAGCAGCATATAAGCCAGCGCCTGGAGATGCAAGAGCTAAAACAAAACCTTCGAAGCACACAAAAAGATTTAAGCAAATGTTTGGTGAACAAGACACCCAAGTTGACATTGCGAAAAAAAGAATTGATCGTGAGAAAGAATCAGATGCGAAAAGACATGATCGCATGATGGATCGAGCAAGAATGCGAGATGTTAAAAAAGTAAATAGGACAGCAAATCCATGATGAAATTTAAAGCGTATATTGCAGAAGATGCAACGGCAGCATTAAAGAAAAAAGCAGAGAAATCGGGTATGAAACTGAGTACTTTGCGTAAAGTATATAATCGAGGTGTTGCAGCTTGGAGAACTGGTCACCGACCAGGAACCACTCCTCAACAATGGGGAATGGCAAGAGTCAATGCGTTTGCTACAAAAGGAAAAGGCACATATGGTGGTGCCGATAAAGATTTAGCGGGGAAAGCATAATGCCATTAAAAGTATCAGACGGTATGGGTGCATGGATTGATGATTTTAAAAAATCAGATGCCCCGCAATTTAAAGATAAAGATGCAAAAGAACGTCGTGATATGGCGATTGCTGCTTATATGAAAGCGAAGAATGAATCAGTTGATGAAGCAATCGATATGTCAAAAGTCGGTACCAAAGCTACTATTATGCATCCTGTTACTCGCGTTTCGAAAAAAGTTGATAAGAAAGACGTGAAAAAACATGTTGATGCTGGTTGGTTACACATGGGCCCAAAACGCAATCGTGTAACAAAAGGACCATATAAAGTAAAAGAAAGTACAACTCCTACTAGAACTGCTAGCCAATTGGCAACAAGAGATACAAATAGAAGATTTGATAGAGCTAAAAAAGCTGCTAAAAAAGATGATAAAAATTCACAGTATCGTACATCCAAATCTGGTAATGTATTTATCGGATTAAAAAAAGAAGGTGTAGATGAAGTTCTTGATACACCAAAGGCAATGCAATCATATAAAGATAAAGCAAAGTATAGTAAAGATCGTGCCACAAATTCTGCAGTTGCAAATATTTTAAGAAAAACTGATCATTCAGCAGATCTTAAAACTCGGGCAAAACGTGTAAAAGGTTTGGGTATGGCAGATCGTAATGCTGTACGAAAGTTTCGTAAAACAAATGAATCTGTAGATCTTAATGAAGAGATGACATTTAGAGTTGATATCGAAGGATTACCAGCAATGTTTATGCAAGCTGCTGGACCAGGTGCATTAAAACAAGAACTTCGTAAGATCGTAAAACAGCCATCGATGATTCGAGACGTGAAGCGTGTAACTGATGCTGTAGTAAAAAGAACGTTTCGTTTGAAAGCTCAAGGACGAGACGATGATAGCGATGGCGAGATTGATGAACGTACAGATCAATGGTACGATGATCAACCAGAATGGGGCACAGACCTTTCAACTATCAGAGCACGAAAGAAAACTCCGGGGCAGTAAGATGAAATTTAAAGAATACAGAGCAGAAGAAATTGACGACTACTGTGAAGCATGTGATTTATATGAAGATTTAGAAATCACGGAAGCCGAGTATCAGGGTAAAAAAGTTACGTTAAATAACCCAACTCGTGGTGGTAGTAAGAAGTTTTATGTTTATGTTAAAAACGATAAAGGTAATGTCGTAAAGGTATCTTTTGGCGATCCGAATATGGAAATCAAGAGAGATGATCCAGCGAGACGTAAATCATTTAGAGCGCGTCATAACTGTGAGAATCCAGGACCAAAATGGAAAGCACGATATTGGTCTTGTTATCAATGGCGATCAGGAGCAAAGGTAGACAATTAATGGAAAATATGAAACTCCCAATAGCCCTAGTTATTGCAATGGTTCTTCAGATTTCTGGAGGAGTTTGGTGGGTTTCACAACAAGCAGCTACGATTCAATCGCTTGAAGCTACAGTATCTGAAATGAGTTCAAGAATGGCTATTGAAGATGCAGTTAATCTTCGTAGAGATGTAACAGAGCATGGAACAAATATTGATGAATTGTGGGAAGAAACAGAATATCTATGGGAATCAATGGATTCATTTGATCTTATGTTAAGAGAACAAATAAAAATAAAAGCCAGAATCTCTGTGATTGAAAAGCAACTCGAGTTTGTTGATAGAGATCACATGAAAATGATGGAAAACAAATGATAGATATTGCACAAAATTTTTGGAGAAAGTTTACTGAAGCTTGGATTCCATGTATGGCTTGTATGGTTCAAGGTAACTTAGCAGCATTGACTTGGTATCATGCAGGTATTGCAGCTAAGGTTGGTATTTTAACTGGTATTGCCTTTGTTATTACTACTTTGATTCGGCAATCCAATAATAAATGGTTAAACGCTGCATTGACTGGCATTTTAACTATGTTAGCAGATTGGACCATTCATCCAACTCATTTTAGTGAGTGGTGGGCTGAAGGTGCGATTACAGGTATGGGTGCTGCTTTATTGGCAGTTATAGTTAGTACTTATATTTGGAAAAAAGAAAAGTGAAACTGGAGCAACATATGGCAACGACAACAGAAGCTCGTTTAGAAAGAATCGAGGATAAACTTGATCAATTAACTGATGCAATGGTGTCATTGGCCCGTGCTGAAGAGAAGATAAATAATTTACAAGACGATCATAATAAACAATATG